CCTCAGTTGTATACATCCCAGTCTTACCGGCACTGTTTGTAAACTCAAATTCTTTTAACCCATCAGCCCTAGCTTGCTTAAAGCTATCACCAAAAGATAAAGGTTTAGTTTCGACAACAGGTTCAACAACAGGTTCGACAACAGGTTCGATAGTTGATGCTTCAGCTTTAGGAAATACAAAGTTAAGTAGGTTATCAAACATAGATGCACGATCATCATCCATGGGGCCATTAGGAACAATAGCTGTAGCTGTATCTAAATCATCAGGTCGTGTGGTTGGCTCAGGATACTCAACAGGATTTACAGAACCATTAGCAAGAATTGAGTTCTTTTCAAATGGAATAAAAACATTCACGTTTAACTTTTCGTCTTCAGGTCTGTTTTCATTTGCAGCCCAACCACCCACTGTATGTAACAAAGGGTAAAAAGCGGCAACACCATTCTCAATAAAACCTTCAGCGTCACTGTTCATTACATTCTTACTACCTGCCATAGCACTCATAATAATATGAGATAGAGGACCTTCAGTATTAAAGCCGGCTTCTTTTACATCATTAAATATTTCAGGGAATGAACCTTGAAACCATTTATTATTATTAGGGTAATCATACTTATCGTATATTCTAAATCCTGAAACCCCGTCTTCATCTTTTGCTTTAACTGTAAAGTTTCCTAAGACTAACTTTAAGTCCTCAGCTAACCCACCACTTTCAAAGTCTCTAAAAAAAGAACCTTCAAGATTAAACAAATGATTTATCATTGCATAACTGATTTGATCATTTTTCATAGCAGTTTCTATCTGCTCATACTCAGGATGGTTCTGTGATTTTAACTTAGCAAGAGCGTTAGCTGACGCTTGCTCATCTTTATAATAATGAAGATACGCTTTACGTAATAACTCTATACCCTCTTCAGGGAAATCGTCATTAGTTATCTCGTCAGCATCAGCACCAAACCCAGTAAGTATGCCGTTGAGCGTGCCTTTCATTAACATCTTTAATGGTAATACGTTATCCATAAATACTTTATCATGGATAAAAATAATTTATTCAACGCACAAATCGTTCACGTAACCATAAAATAATAAACAGTAATGTTATCATAGGGTGGATTATAATAAACGCCCATACGTTAACTTCAACATAGGTCATGCTTAATATCGGCTCTACCCAGTGAATGATTGCTATACCAGTCCAAAATAACCATTGCATTAATTGCTCATACATCTCGTTCTCCATTGTTGTGTAGTGCATTTATGCAATTACTTTGTGGCAATATAATGTCTTAGTAAGACCTGTTGAAGGATGGGTACCTGCGATTTTTAACCCCCCACCCCCTAGGACAAGTCGATAGCCACTTTGATATCGCCAGTGACTAGATGCATATGCTTCTCCGGTGCCTTGAATCCTGCCCTATCTAAGATGTCCTTGCTCGCTTCTAGTTGAACGTACTCACTCTTGGCACCACGGGCTAAGTCTAACAACCTTTTACTAGCAGTCGTAGCAGATAGACCGATACTTTCACTAACCACTTGCATCATATACTGTTGAACATGAGGTAGTCTCAATGTCTTACTGGCTGTCACTCTACCACTCTCACCCTCTGCATATCCTGCAAGCTGAGAGGCTTCTTTAACAGTGCATCCATTTGCTACTATGGTATCAACTAGAGCTATCTGTTTCTTAGTCATCTTCTTTGTATCGGTTAGCATAAACCCCCCTTTATCCCCCCTTTATGCATGCCAATCTGACACCCTGTCAACGCACAAACGTCTGACTATTTACGAGAGGACTGACTACGTGGGTACATACACAGAACCACATTGTCAAAAGGGATAAATTGCTTATTTGCACGCCATGCTTTGCATGTGGCAAATATAGCATTTTGACAACGGAACCATGCGTATGTCCTTTTCTATCCCATTCAAGGAGTTGTGGATGGAAAACAGGACAAGCAATCGAGTCTCGCACTTGCACCAACCAAATGTTCATCACACTAATAGAATGGCTCACGCAACAGGTCGACTGTTGCATCACCATCAAAAGAAACTCAAGGTCGGCGAGTTTCTCTTGACTCTTTCAGCCGACAATACCCGCCTCTACGAATACACCCTGTACTCTGCGAGGCACACACGGCTCTCTAACTTCCTTAAGAACGGATACCACATGAGTAAAGGGCAAGATTGGTTTGTTTATGTTTACGACAACAGACACGCAAACCAACCTTTCATCAGCTTAGTGCTACATCAGCTTTTGCAGTTAAGAAAACGGCTCGGTTTTCTTATGACTGCAAAACCAGTAGCTACATAACGCTGATTCTAAAACCCTTGACTTCATGTAATCGAGGACAAGCGTAAGTTAGCTCGCCGTGAGTTAAATACATAAACTTAAATCATATGGAGAATACAATGACTAAACTAAATACAAAATCAAATGAAGTGTTAATCAGCGATCTTTTATTAGAAAGCTTTGACTATGGTGAGGTAGAGGGTCTTGAGACACAAAAGAAATACTCTGGACCTGCATCAAGCGATACTGACACAGGACAAGATAATCCTTATTGGAATCTATCTATACTGCTAAGGATTGGTAGCTATTGTGCTACTGCTCAACGTCAGTTAGCTAAAGCAAACGAGAGAGCTGATACTCTAGCTGATAAGATATCACAATCACCATCAGATAACTTAATGAATGCTATGGAACAAAATGAATCAGCCATAGTAAACTGCGAGAAAGAGTATCTAATGTTCAGAGATTTCTTTGAAGATACATATGGTTCAGAATGGATGGGCGAGATTGCATACAAGCAAAAGCTAGATGATGCATTCAGTCCTAAGACCTTAGGCGGTAGCTCATCATCAGCTAGATCAGAAAGAGCTGAGCAATTAATACTAAAGAACAGAGCTAGAAAGACAGGTCGTTCTATATCAGAGCAAGAAACATTCGAGCATCAAGTTGATATGTTCTTAGCTGATAACGGAGGCAAAGGATTACATAAAGATATATGTAGCATGCCAAAGGACAAGGCACAGGGCTTACTAAATGATGCAATCAAAACATCAGCTAAGAAAGTAGCTTAGATAAATCAGGCAGGGTAGTTCATTCTACTCTGCCTTTTTTTATGTTCACCTCAATACACAAGCTGACGTTATACACGAGCACTCAACTCCAGTGTGTGTTACGAGGCGAAATTTATACTAACCCATTAAAATTGAATTGGATTTAGAAATGCTGAAAGAAGATAAACTATTGCTACAAGGACTACGTGACACCATACGTAACAGCAAACATCAAATCAAAATAGATAAAATAAACAAACGCAAGTATGAACTAGCCAAGACGTATGGTTGGTTCAATATAATTTGTGGGTTCATAATAATAGGACTCACTGTCACATTACTACTGATCGATGCAGGAGTAATATCCAACGTCAACCCATTCTTATAAAGGAGATAAACATGGATGGAATACAAACAATACTAGCTGACTATGACTTCCCGGTCGAGGTCATGCCACTAGTAGCTTTCAAAGAATACCAAGATGGATGGAAGATTAAAAACTATGATGTTCCTCAGTCAATGCAAAAAGCTATCGTTCGCACTGACACAGGTGATGTACTTGGTACTCATGGTGCAGGATATCAGATGGTAAAGCATGCAGATATTGTAGATCGCATGGAGAACGCTGCAACTATGGCATGCACATCAACTGACTACACTCATACACAAAAGCTATACGAGAATGGTGCTAAGATGAAAGGTACTATAGCCTTCAATGACTTAGTGATTGAGCCTCAAGTTGGTGACTATATACGCTTTCATATTGACTACCTCAATTCATATGATGGTCAATGGTCTATCATGATTAAGGCACAAGGTCACAGACTATGGTGTGCAAATGGATGTGCCAACCCACACAATCTATCGTATGACAGAAGCAAACATACCACTGGCTTTAGCTTAGAGGGTACGTCAGCTAAGATACGCAATGCTATTCAAGGATTCTGGGATAGCAAGGGTATATGGCAAGACTATGCAACTAAAGAATTACCAATAGGTGCTGCTGAAATATTCTTTAAAGCAACTCTATGTCGCAGGAGTACCAACACCAGTGCCATTAAGATCAACGAAAGAAAACTTGAGAACCTAATGGGGTTGTATCAAAAAGAAACACGTTCACTAGGTCGTAACAAATGGGCATTGTATAATGCTCTTACTCATTGGGCATCACATCCAACAGAAGCTAACAACCCTCATCGTGCTGAGGTGTTGCGTCACAACGAGATCACCAAAGCTATGCAGTCTAGCCGTTGGGATGGACTTGGTGTTGAGGATGTCAAAGAACTAACATAATTCCCTCGAGGGATAGCTATACAATTCATGGTGTACCACTGGTTAAATACGGGTCTAGGTACGTAATACAATGATCAACAGGAGTTGCTTCCTGTCAGCACAGATCATGAGTTGTATAGCAACTAATATATATACCTTTGTGTCGGCCAGTCGCACCCTAACAAGGATGGGTTATCACTTAACTAAATACAATGCGTGCGAAGAAGTATTTAGAGGTAAATATATCTAACCACAACAACAATGGAGAACACAATGAACAGTACGTTCGTAAACTATCTATCCGATCTTATCGGATCAGCATGTGAAAGAGAATCAGATGCTATTAACATAGCTAATCAGGTTTGTGTGTTGGCACCTCATCTACATCAGTCTAGTTTTGTAGAGAGAACCAAGAAATCTTGGCATATGATTCAAGAGCAACCAATGCTCGAGCACTATGGTGTCAATAGAATTAAGGAGTACAGCCATGAGTAGACTTAAAGATGAAATGATTGAGGCCGAGCAATACTTCGGCGAGTGTCTCAATGAGGGCATGACTAACAAGCAAGCCTTCGATAGCGTGCGTGAAAAGTATTGCATCAACACATGCTTTGCTATCATGGCTACGCAATTAGTTAACTACGCCAATGACTTCACCCAAGACAACAAGTCTCAATCAGAACACAATGAAGATGTTAACTATATATACAAAAAAAAGTCTAAAAGTTTTTAATACTTTGGACCACCTTGCCGACCACTGACACGTCGGCAAGCTTTCTATTCTCTGTATAGACAGGGCTTTTATGCACTATATACTTTCCCATCACTTGACCAATTAAAAATCCATCATCACACTCAAACATAAGAACATCTTCATCTTTTAATTTGGCATCTTCTTGAATGATGATCGTATCACCTTTGTTAATTCCCGCAGCACCATAACCTGATGGCTGTTGCAATTCCATAGCAAGTAACTTGCCTTCAATACCATGAACGTTTACGTATCGCACTCTATTACCCTCCGTATTTAACACCTCTAAAGTTCTTGCTTCTCCTTGTGTACTTGACGTACGTGGTTCACTGCCTGCGATTGCAACTAACTTAGCAACAGTCCGACTAGAAGGTATGTATTCAGAAGCTCCACTTAAGAACCTCGTGATTGTGGACTGGGAAATTTTAGCTTTACTTGCCCACTCATACGCTGACATATGTTGGCTAGCTATGACACCCCTCATCCATACCTTGAGAGCTTTTCTCTCTAATTCATCTGTGTTACTATGCATAAAAGCATACATAACAGTTCCCCCAAGAATGCGTTAGCATTATTAAAACACTGTATTTAAAAATATACTATTGTAAACAGTGCATAAATGCAATACATTATCTAGTATGAAAATAGATAAATACATACAACAACTAGAAAACATAGCAGATCAGTGTGATATACGCCTCATTGATATGTTTACGCACGCCGGTATTCCAACAAGCACATACTATCGTGCAAAGAATGGAGTTGATTTAAGATTTGATACAGCAGAACGAGTCGCAAATGCATTCAGAGATGTTCAACTACAGAGCCAAGCCAGTACCAGTCGATCCTAATTGGCTTGAACTTGTTGGCTCTTTAGTAACTAAGAGAAACAAACTGCGTATATCGCAGGAGGCACTCGCCGATAAGATCGGATGTGCCAATAGCCTGATAGGTAAATGGGAAAGATACGAACGATTACCTTCAGGTTACATGCTTCTCTATTGGATACAAGCCTTGGAATGTAAGCTAAAAGTTAAATGAGAACGTGTGATGTATGCAACAAAGCATCTCGTTACTTTACTAAAGTAAAGAGTGACCGAACATACTTCATATGTTTCACATGTAAGGAGAAATCAGGATGGCAAGCACGGCTAGCCGAAAAGGAACATACCATGAGAACTTCTTCGTCAAACTCTTTAAGTCGTGGAAGATCAAGGTCAAGCGTCAGCCGCTTAGTGGAGCATTGGGAGGCGAGTATAAAGGCGACCTCGTCATCAACCTCAACGGACAAGACATAATTGCGGAGGTAAAATACCGTAAGAATAGCAGCTTCCCCTCACCATTCACAACCATGGTGAACAGAGACGCTGTTATATATAAGCGTGGTGGAAATGATGAGCCAAGATGGGTCATGTTTCTATCAGAAGAAACAGTGAAACGATTATGGAGAACCAAATGAATTACCCAGTAGAAGCAGAAGATATTATTGATTCAGTACCTCAAGTAAAAGATGCCGTCTTTGCCGTATATAACCATGGATTCATGGAAGGTATAAAAGAAGGCCAACGATTAGCATTAGAAGCACTAGATAAATCTTTTGAAAAACCAAAATAGATATGTCGTTCCAAAATATCCAAGGTATTATGGATGCAGATGTTGGTGATCCACTCGCTAAGCTAGTGTTGTTGGTCATCAATCATCATGCACATAAGAATACTAACGTTGCATTCCCTTCAATAGAAACCATAGCCAAGCTATCAGGTATGAGTCGACGCACAGTCATACGCAAGCTTGATGTTCTTGTATCGAAAGAACTATTGCTAAGGAAAAGACAAGGGAGAAATCAAGTGAACATATATAAAATAGTGAAGTGCCAGGAGGACACCCCGGAAGTGTCAGCCAGTCCATTACCTAGTGACACAGTGGCATCCAAACCTATAAGTAATCAACCATATAAAGGGGGTAACAAAAATGCCACTTCAATTAGTCACCAAGGATCAGTCATCAACGGCACTCCAAAGCCTAACAACTACTTCTCCAAAGGAAATAGAAGAGACAGTTCTTTCTACAATGGAATCGATATTGGACTTCGAGGAAAAACTAAATCGGGATTTTAGTATACGTGAGTACGTATTAACCAAGACACCTACATCTTCTCAGTTAACCAAAGCCAAAAAGATTATGGCTTTTGCTATGACACCAATGCCACAAGCTGATGTTGAGCAAGAGTTACTTAACACACTGGCTGTCATGGCTAAACAAACTGGTCTTACGCAACAGGACTACGCTGTAAAGTTACGGCTGATGGCACAAGACCTTGATGATTTTCCTGCTGATATATTATTATTCGCCACCAAATATATCAGACGTACCAAAACGTTCTTCCCTTCTCTGTCTGAGATACGTGAAGCCGGGGAGTGGCGATACCACAAGCGTAAATTATTGTGTGAAATGGTGCAGAAAAGCACAAATAAATAATAAAACAGCTTGATTAGTTGCATAAATGCACTACAATAACTATAAAAAAGGAGAACACTATGACTATAGTTTCATTACAACAACCTATCCGTGACCCTAATTGGAGAATGGGATTCATTGGTGGGTCAGATGCCGTCAAGATTATACGTGGAGACTGGCATGATTTATACAATGAGAAGATTGGTATAGCACAACCATCCGATCTATCTTATATGTTTAACGTTCAGCTAGGTACATACACAGAAGAGTTCAACCTTGCATGGTTTGAACAAGAGTATGGTGTGCAAGTTAT